AAACTTAGGTCCATACGCCGTATCCTTAACTTCGGCATCTCACGGTAGTCGTCAGTTCACTATTGACACCTCGTTTGAGCCGTACCGCCGTGAGGCTTTCCGTCACAAGACTATTCCTGCACAGCGTCAGTCAATCATGATGACCAACATTTCAGGCCAGGGAACAGTTAACACTGAAGGTCTATGGCGACGTGAGCAAACCGAGTGGACAATGGGTGCTGGTCAGCAATACCTAGACCGCAAAGCCGATAGTCAAGAGACACGCTTCTACCAATCAAAAGGTGTAGACGTATTCTCTTTCCCACTTCAAGCAACCCTTCTTCCTGATACCTACCGCAAAGATAGCATCTCTAGCGTTAATAACAACCTAATGATGAGCCGTTGTGGTGACTACATAGTGTACGTAAACGGCACAACAGTTTCTTACGTTACTGCTACTCGAACATGGAGTGGTGCTACTACCTGTACGTTTGACACAACTACGTATCAGGCCAACACACCAACCACTATTACTGCACCATCAAACATTTATTCAATAGACACAAACGACATGTATGCGTTTCTTGCAACTGACACAGGTATTTGGTTCTGTCAGATTGGTGCAAGTTCATCGTTCAAACTCTACGTTTCGCCCGACATTACCAATGACTCGACTGGCAACTTTACTGGTGGTTATGACTTTGTACGCTGGTGCAACAACCAAATAGTTACATCACGCAAGAACCGTCTGTACGCAATTCAGCCACGTAACGCCACAACTTTTCCGGCTTTCGGTGCTATCCCAAGCATCTCAGATGTATCTGAAACCATTTCAACAATCACAGTGTCAGGTACTACTGCAACGGTAACCACTACCGTACCGCACAATCTTGCACAAGGTCAACCAATTGGAATTACAGGCAGTACAACTAACGCCACTATATCTTCTTCTACCAGCATTACATCTACTAACGGCGTGGCTACTGTTACTACTACTGGTAACCACGGACTTTCTGTTGGTGAAACAATTGCTATTAGCGGTAACCCCCACACGTCATTTAACGGCACGGGTTTAACCGTTGCTTCTGTAGTTAGCAATACTGTGTTCACTTACAACTGTTCTGAATCTGCAACCGTAACGTCTGGTGCTTCAGGCGGAAACATTGCAGGTACTGGTTCTTACGGTTTCAACACCAATTGGTCAGTGCTTGCTGTTACATCGCCAACTACATTCACAATAACAGTGCCATCATCATACGCACCTAGCGGCACAGGTGGAACTGTTGTTAGTTCTGAAGTTCCTGACATGCTGTACACACACCAAAACCCTCACTGGATTTGGTCTGACGCAACAGGTGGAGAGACACAGGTTTACATTGCAGGATACGTTAAATCTGGTACGGGTAAAAAATACTCAGGGTGCATCTATCGTTCTAACTTAGCCGGTGCTTCCACCACCAGTGCTACAGGATTTACAACGATTACAAGCAACAATCTTGTACAGCCTTTTACCCTAAACGTTCCAGTACAGGCTTTGCCTATGTCACCGGACGAGTACCCAGTCTGCATCAAATCGTATCTTAACTACATCTTTATTGGAACCAATCGTGGTATCCGTATGACACAGACATTAAGCATCTACGACCCAACGGCAACTGCTACGGGTGACCTTAAATCAGGTCCACTTATTCCTAACATTCTTCAGCCTGTCACTTACCCAATTACAGCAATCGTTGGTGATGGACGCTACGTATGGTTTGCTTGGAACAACTACGATGACCAGAGTACTGGTCTAGGTAAGTTAGACCTTTCAACATTCATTGCTCAAGACCCATTGGCTCCTGCGTACGCATCGGACATCATGGTTAACCAGGTGCCTGGTAAGTCAAACATTATTAACTCACTTGACTGGGACCCATACGACAACGTTCCGCTTATGGCTATTGGTGGCTCAGGTATCTACGCACCTTGTGCAACTAACGAGGGTGGTAACCCAGTTGTTTACAAGTACGTACCAAATGGAAACATTGTTTCAGGTATCTTTGACTACGGTATCCCCGACGCTAAAGTACCAGTTTTCTTTGATTATGGTGTAACTGCACCGGCATCAAAGGGTACGGGAGTACAGGCTTTTATTGACATTGACCCTAACGATGAAGATGCTGCTGGATACCAGGTTTTGCCTTCGTACCCACAGAACGGCAACACTGCGATTAGCGAGTTCCCAGTTCCTAATTACCACGCCGAGCAATTTGGTGTGAACTTAGTTCTGTACTCCGATGCTCCTAATCACGGTTACACACCTATCTTGCACCGTTGGACACTTAAGGCATGGCCTGCCGCTGTTGCAGGAACGTCAATCATGACCGTGTTCCAGTTGTACTCAGTTAGCGTTGTTGACGGTATGGAAGTGTACACAGACCCTTACGACAATTTTATTTGGCTAGAACAACGTCGTCAGAATCAAGAAATTCTTACGTACCAAGAAGGCCCGCTTTCTGTTACATGCATCATTGAAATGATTGACTGGTTGCCACACAAGCGTCGTGACAATTACGAAAACGGCTTTGAAGGTGACTGTGTAGTTACGCTCAAAACCATTAGCCCATACACATACACCCCAGTGGCACAACTTCTGTAACGCTGGCCCAATTTTAGAAAAGGTACAATTATATAATGGCACTAAATTACCCAAACCGTTCGTATGTTGCTGATTCAGTAGCGGGTACACTCTCTACCCCTATCACGTCAGTAAGTACTACCTTCACGTCCAGCACGTCCCTTAGCCCATGGACCGACGTTGTTAACGGCAGTTCTACCATTAGCGGTAACATTGTTGTCGCTGTTGAGTACGGTACAATCAACGAAGAAAAGATTCTTTGTACGTACAATGCCGGTACGTTTACCATTCAGCAACGTAACTACAATGGCGAGACAGCCTTTAACACCACTACAGCACACCCTGCTTCATCAACATTTGTTGTTGTTTGGTCAGCCACAGAAGCCGCTGAGGCCCAGGCTGCAGTACAGGCTCTAGTTCCTAACGTACTATCACACACAGGCACAACTGTTGCGGCACAGGACATCATCATTGGTGGTGCATCAAACGCTGGTGCAAGTAAGTTTGCTGCATCTGCTGACCACGTTCACAACCTTAGCGGTGACACTCTTATTGGTGCATTTGAAGCAGGTGGGATTGTACTTACCGTGCCTGCTGGAAACGTTACCTACGGTATCAACACACCTACCACTGGTTACACCATTCAACAGTCAGACGTTAACAACATTGTCTACATGAACAACACTACTGCCGTAAACGTGACTCTCCCTGCTTCTTTGGCTTCTAATGGTCAGAACGTGACAGTAGTTCGTGGTAATGCTGGTGTGACATTCTCAGGTAGCAACATTGTTTCTAACGGTGGAACTGCTGGTGCTCCTGCCCTTCGTGCTCGTTACTCGGCTGCATCTGCTATTTACTTGGGACCTGGAATTGGCTGGCTTGTAAGCGGAGACATTTCTTAATGTTAAATTTTGGGGTAATAGCATCTAGCGGACAAAAAAACAACCTTCCTACACCAGGCGGGCAAACTTACACTGGTACGTCTAATTATGTTGCACCAGTTTTTGATTCCTCAGCACCACAAGCGCCTGTTGTTAGTTATGTCACTTTCCCATCATCGTTTGCTCCTGGTGGTGTAGCAACTACTAATTTAGTTTTTGACGTTACAAAAAATTCACCAAACACTGTTTACAATATTACAGTGTATAACGCAGATAAAACTGTTGCTTATACTTATCAACAAATTCCCTCTACTAACCCACTAGCGGGCGTTGTTCCTTTGCCGGACGGTGGAACCGCTACCGTACAGGCAGTTGCTAGCGTAAATAATGTTACAACGTATTCAGCACCAACCTCTCCAACACTTCAACAACTTGGTGTCGGCGGGACACACCTCTAAAGGAAAAACATGACAGACGTAAGACAAAACATTGTTGCTTGGGCTAAGTGGGCTGCTGCTAACCACACTAAGTTTAACTACACAGAAGGACCACTACGCATGAGTGGCATTGGCAAGCCTGGCGTACTGCCAGTCAACGCTGACTGCTCTGCTTTTGTTACTCTTTGCTACAACTGGGCTGGAGCCGCTGACCCTAACGGAATGGGCTACAACCACACTGGCTACACCGGAACACTACTTGCACACGGTCAGAAAATTGCACTCAAGGACGTACAGCCTGGCGACGTTATCGTGTATGGCCCAGGAACCGGTTGGCACACTGCACTTATCGTTGGTGTTGACGCTAGCAAGAACCCATTGACTATCTCACACGGACAACAGGGTGACCCTTCGTACTGCCACGTATCACAAGACGGACGACTTCCACAGACCTACCTACGTTTCAACACTGCTGCCATAAGCGACAAGAACATACACACTCCGCCCGCATGATTGCCTTAGACGTGAACACAATGGCGAGCATATCGCAATTGCTTGCTGTGTTTGTTTTCCCTATTTTATTCTTTGTAGGCAGAATTGTTTGGAAGAAAGTTACATCAGAATTGTCACCGAACCACGGAAGTTCGTTGCGTGATGCGATTGACCGCATTGAGCAAGCAGTAATAGAAATCAGCAAAGAGCAAAAAAAAAATCGCAAGGCGGTTAAGAAGGTTGCCGCAGAACTAGAGGCACATCTTAATGAACTTGAATACGAATAAGAAGCGAACCTTTGGGGAAAAGTGTGCTGACCTTATGCGTCATGGCATGGGCACCTGGACATTCTTAATTACATTCTGCACCGTTATGGTGTTTTGGATTTTGTCTAAAGGTTTTGGCATTGACCCTGCTCCGTTCTTCAGACTCAACTTGGTGCTTTCTATGCTGGCTGGATTACAAGGCTCAGTCCTTCTTATCTCGGCCAAACGTGCAGACCGTATCTCTGACGAGATGCAGAAGCACGACACCGAACACTCGGTAAAGGATTACCAACTAGACCTAAAGACACACGCTCTAGTTCAAGAAATACACAAACTGTTAAAGGACGACAAGTGAAGATAGCATTACTCGCCGCATTATCTCTTGGTATAGCCAATGTGTTTTCTGTGCTCATGGTGCAGGCAGAAGCACGAGGCAGGCCACACGTTGCAGGTATCACTGAGGTGGGCTATTGGATAGCCAACATCTTTTGCATTAAGACAGCGGTTAATAACTTCACCTGGCAGTTGGTTGTGTTCTGCCTTATCTCCGCTTACATCAGCACGTACTTTGCTACACGTCACGGTCACGAAGGTATCGAAGATGTTACTGACCAACGTCAGGACAATGAATTAAACTCTTTAGAAGAACGAGTAGAGGTATTGGAGGCAAAAGATGAACCCAGGTGATTTGGTATTCTGTCACACCAAAGGAGTTATCGGTGCAAGTATCAGGTGGGCGCAGAAGTTCATGCCCTACTCCAAGTACTCAAAGTGGAATCACGTTGCCATTCTGGATAGATACGTGGACGGTAAGTGGTACATCATCCAAGCACAGCCGAAAGGTATCACTGACAACTTAACGCTTGATGAATCTGCTTTTGGAGGAACGTATGAAGTACTGGACTTGCCTTCCTCAGCCAACCGTGAAAGCGTTCTGAAGTTTGCTCGCTCTCAGGTCGGGTTGAAATACAGTTATCTTAGCATACTTTCATGTGCCTTAGATAACATCCTTCCAGACGCTATTTGTCTACGTAAATCCCGTACTTGGATTTGCTCTGGTTTAGTGGCTGGTGCTTTGTGGTATGGTGGTTTTCCCAAAGCAATGGAGTGGCCTGACCTTTACAGCATTACCCCCGCTGAAGTAGCAGGAGCAGTTTCAGAGAAATAAATTACATGGTTGTTGTTTGTTTGTAACTTGTGTGGTAGACTCCCTAACGGGCGGAACTACACAAGGAGTATTACCTTGCAATCACCAACGACACACGTAATTATTCCAGACACTCAGGCTAAGGCTGGGGTGCCTACAGACCACCTTAAATGGATAGGTCAATACATCGTAGATGAGTTCCACGATAAGCCAGTAAAGATTATTCACCTAGGTGACCACGCAGACATGCCGTCTCTGTCCATGTATGACAAGGGCAAGAAGGCTATGGAAGGTCGCCGTTACAAGCAAGACATAGAGGCCGCTAATGCCGCATGGGCAATCCTCAACCAAGCACTCACCGACTTCAACAAGAATCGTCGTAAGACCAGGCACGCTAAATGGAACCCTGAGAGGCACATCCTCCTTGGCAACCACGAAGATAGAATCAACCGTGCTGTCTCGATGGATGCACAACTTGAAGGAGTTGTTACCACAGACCACCTCGACTACGAACGAAGCGGATGGCAAGTAAGTAATTACTTAGAAATCTTATGGCTAGATGGCGTAGCCTACAGTCACTACTTCTATAACCCAATGACAGGCAAGCCACTAGGAGGCACCGTTGAAGCGAGACTTAAATCCATTGGCCATAGTTTCACGATGGGTCACCAGCAGACGCTCGCCTACGGGCTTAGATTCGTCGCTGGCAAGAGCCAACATGGCCTTGTTGCGGGCGCATGTTACCTCCATGATGAGGACTACAAGGGGCCGCAAGGGAACGCACACTGGCGAGGAATAGTAGTTAAGCACGAGGTACGTGATGGTTCATACGACCCGATGTTTGTCAGCCTTGACTACCTATGCCGACGTTACGAGAAGATGCCACTGGTGCAGTTCATGAAGAAGAAGTACCCAGGCGTGGAGTACTCGTTCTAATGCGTACCATAGTTGGAGTTTTATTCTGCGTTGCCCTGTTGTTAGCGGCACTAATCATGGCAATGATTAACGACTAATGTGGTCCTGGATACTTGCCGTAGTCGGCTCATTTGGATTGTTCACTGTCGGTAGCAAGATACGTTGGGGATGGTTTGTCCTTATCTGTAACGAGTGCCTATGGGTAATCTACGCTTTACAGTCAAAACAATACGGGTTTATTTTGTACAGTTTCCTATACGTGGCTATGTACATCCGTGCTATCTTTAAGTGGGATGACAATGATTAGTGTATTCACGCCAAGCCATGACCCTAAGTACCTCAACGAGTGTTACCGTTCGCTTAACGAGCAGACTAACAACAACTGGGAATGGATAGTTCTTCTTAACGGTGATGCCGAATGGGAACCACCAAAGGACGCACGGGTTACCGTGTACTGGTCTGTACACACTGGCGTAGGTGCCCTTAAGCGTGAGTGTATGGACTATTGCAAAGGTGACATTCTTCTTGAACTAGACCATGACGACATACTTCTGCCCACCGCCCTAATGGACGTGGAGTATGTATTTGACAACATGCCAGAGGTAGGCTTTGTTTATTCTGACACCGCCCAGATTCTTGAGGACGGCAAGCCAGACGATTCTGAGTTTGACCCAGCCCACGGCTGGAAGTACTACGTAGAGGATGGATACAAGGGTGCTTTATCTTTTGAACCGTACCCCCACAACCTTTCCTACATTTGGTATGCCCCTAACCACCTAAGAGCCTTCCGCAGGGCCGTATACGACCAGATAGGGGGCTATCAGGCCAATCTAGAGGTACTAGACGACCAAGACCTAATGGCTCGTATGTACCAGGCAACCAAGTTCTACCATATTCCTGAGATTCTGTACCTGCAACGTGTACATCCTAACAACACTCAAACTGTACGTAACGCCGAGATTCAGACTGGCACCGTGGAGTTGTATCACCAGACCGTAGAGCGTAACGCCGTGGCCTGGGCTAACCGTGAGGGTCTGCTCGCCCTTGACCTGGGTGCACATCACAACAAGGCTGAGGGGTTTCTAGGTGTAGACCTACGCCCTGGCCTCGGTGTTGATTACGTGGGTGACATCTTCGACATGGACATAGCCGACGACAGCGTTGGTGTTATCCGTGCTCACGACTTTATGGAGCATTTGCCTAACAAGGTAGCGTTTATGGAATGGTGCTACGACAAGTTGGCACACGGTGGCATGTTGCTATCTATGACCCCAAGCAGTGATGGACGTGGTGCGTTCCAAGACCCAACACACATTGCGTTCTGGAACGAGAACTCGTTCTGGTATCACACCGACAAGACATACTCTGATTTCATTGATGGTCGTGTACGTTTCCAGGTGTCATGCTTACGCAGTTTCTTTCCTAGCAAGTGGCATCACGACAACCACATTCCCTACGTACAGGCAAACCTTATTGCGGTTAAGAGTACAACTCATGACTTTGGTGGCATTTTAAATATTTGACATTGCCTTTCGATGGGTGTACCGTTGGTACAACTCACGGAAGGAGTTACTAATGATTCAAGTTAACAATCCTGTACTTACCAACGTTCTTGTTGAGGAATTACACATCAAGAGCCAAGTACCTAAACCTACGGCAAAGGGAACACCGTTGCGCTATTCGTCTGCACACAGTTGTGGACGGCAACAAGGCTATGCAGCCTTCGGGGTGGCACCTACCGAACCAATGGACGAAGCAGGGGCATGGGTTACTGGCTTCGGCACTATCGTTCATGAAGCATTACAAGAAGCCATCAGCCGACGTTTCCCGTCAGCACAATTTGAGGTGGCATCAGAGATAGGGGACATCTCTGGTTCGTGTGACGCACTCATCAGCATCCATGATGTTGGCTCACACTACGGTGGCACTCACGTACTGTACGAGTTAAAGACTATGGGAACCTACTCATTTGACAAGCAGGTCGGGTGGAACCGTATGCGTGGCACCATGGGCGCAAGTGAAGGCCCAGCCAAGAAAGCCATAGTTCAGGCTGGCATGAACGCCTTGGGTATTGAGTCGGAAAATCCTACTTTCCGAATTGAAACCTTAGTCATGGGAAGCATTGGCTTTGAGGCATTGTCAAAGCAGAAGGCCAGCAACATGGGCATTGAAGGGGTTCACCGATTCTTGGCAGAGTTCGACATACCCCGTGAGGAATGGGAACCTATGGCACGTGAGGAACTAGCCCGTATGGATGGGTTTGCTTTCAACATAAGTGCTGGCTACTTACCTGATAGGATTGCCGTTGACGATAACGGTGGGTTTCTAGAACTGAACCCCAACGGGCGTGGTTGGCAGTGTGAGTACTGTGCTTTTCGTTCTTTGTGTAAAGATGATGGTGCAGGTCAGGTTCGATTTATGGAAAGCGTGGCATTTAATGGATGAGGAATACGAACTAAGTCTTACCCCACTAGAGGTGGGTGCGTTGTACTTTGCGTATGTTTCGTTTAGGAACATGGTGGAGTTCCATGAGAAGGAAGCCAAGACTAACGGCGGTGTCTCGATGGAAGAAGAAGATATGATGCTCAGTGCAAGTGGGTATCTAGCAACAGCAGGAGTAAAGATTACATCACTAATGATGCAACTACAAGAGAAGGGAATTATACCTAATGCAGAGTAATGAGATTAACGAGTTAGCAAGTGCGCTGGTAGCGGCTCAGGCCGAGTTCAGTGCAGTACCGAAGGGGTCAACGAACCCATTCTTTAAGAGTAAGTATGCGGCTCTACCCGACGTGGTAGCAAGTGCCAGCCCAGTGCTAGCCAAGCATGGCCTAGCCATAAGCCAGTTCATTACCCATGATGAGGCAGGTGGAGATGCGTTGTTGACATACCTACTTCACCAGTCAGGTCAGTTCATGGCTTACTCAATGAAACTACACATGGTTAAGGATGACCCACAAGCACAGGGTAGTGCGGTTACATACGCTCGACGTTATGCTTACATGTCCGTACTTGGACTAGTTGCTGACGATGATGACGATGGTAACAGTGCAACCAAGGCGAAGCAGTCTGCACCAGCCAAACCCAAAGAGAAAACATCTATGGACGTGATGCGAGATTTACTATCAGCCAAGTTTGATGCACCAGCAGACCGCAAAGCATTTTGTGAGGAGAGAGTTCAGCGTACGTTGAAATCTTTGAGTGACCTTGAAGAAGCCGAGATTGCTGGGATTATTTTAGAGTTGTCATGAAAAACTGTAAGCATGACTGGCGCATCAACATAAGTGCACAGGCTCCCGTGGTTTTGTGTCACTTGTGTGGTGTGTCATTCAAGCCACAGCCACAACAGTTGCCTTATAGAGGCGTAGTACCGGAGAAGTTTAAGGTAGAAGAATGACAATCATCATTGGTTACACAGATGGAAAGACGTACGCCATTGGTGGCGACTCAGGTGCCTTCGAAGATGGCGGTCTATTCCAGTTGTCGGGTGAGCCAAAGGTGTGGAAGTCAGGCGACTCCTTGATTGGTGGTTCGGGTACGTTTCGTATCATTGAGTTGGCACGCAAGTCAGGACTCAGTGACCCGTACGCACTACGCAATCACTTAATGGAAGCAAACCCTGGAGGTGAATGGAGTCTGTTAGTGGTAACAAAGAAAGCGTTGTACGAAATTGATGAGGACTTCTCTGTCATAAAGTTCAAGGAGAACTATGCGTCTATCGGTGCTGGTAATAGTGTTGGCACTGGTGCGATTGCTGTACTTGCTGAACAAAAGATAGAGCCTGACACAGCAGTTCGTGTAGCGTTGAAGGTAACGGTTAGACATAGCAACATGGCGATGCCACCGTTCAACGTGTTAAAGGTATAGGTGACGATGAGAAAGTGGGTATGCCCCAAGTGTCTATTGCTGATTGAAGCAAGAGCAGAGGAAGTATTGCATCGTTGTCCTAGTAACAAGAATAAGTACACCCAGTTTAATGAGAGGGAACATGAACCAGGAACAGATAGAAATAAATTATCTCAGGGAAAGGAATGAACAACTAACCCTGAGAGTTGAAGAATACATGGACATGGCTAAGTCGTTTCAGATGAAGGCCATAGCGTTGGAGATGGAACTATCCAAACTCCGACATCCTAGTGGTGGGGTTCAGTTTGATTAGACCCGTGCTTGCGATGGGGACAGCGTTGCTTTCGTTGTCTTTCTTTCAAGCACCGCCGACAACACTTGCGAAGGCAGATGAAGCACCGATGGTATCGAACGGAATCAGAGTGTTCGACCCCATCACCGCATTGCCACCAAGTGTGCAGTTGCAGTTCAAGTGTATTGCGTATGTAGAGAGTAGGAATAAACTTGTTGATACCAATGTGGTATCGGGAGCACAGGGAATGTATCAGTTAATGCCTGAGATTTGGCAGTTCGCACGTGCTAACATTGTTGGCCTACCTGCTACACCTAACGAGGCAACGCAGATACAGCAAGATGCAGTAGCGTATTTTTATTGGACAAGAAATCACGGGTTGTACCCAGAATGGACAGATGGTTGCTAATGAACTTTGATGAGTGGATTGATTACGGAATTAAGAATGGTTTTTGCAGTGAGCAATACTGCGAACGTCATGGTCGAACACCAATGACGGAACTAGAGGAACGCTTAGCGGACATTGATGCTGACCTGTGCGTGCACGTTGTACGTCTTGGTAGTGAGAAGTGGTGGGATGCTGATGCTGATGCTTACATGATTGCTCAGTTGCCGGTGTCACGATGAATCCATCCTTCAATGTAATCTTGCAAGAAGTGCAGGAGATGCACGACAAGAAGTCACGTGACTATGGGCGACCAGAGAACCCGTACTACAACATACGACAGAGCATGGCTTTTGGTATTCCATCATGGGTGGGTGCAGTTCTTAGAGCCAACGACAAGATGGGTCGTCTACAACTTGCGGCTCAAGGTTCGACACTTGCGAACGAGGGTATCGAGGACTCGTTGCTTGACATGATTACATACCTCACCATTGCATTGGATGAGTTCAGGAATGGCAACTGATTTTAAGAGGGTAGTATCTATCCTGGTCAGCGATGGTTTAGTAACTGTCGCACAGGTGAACGATGCGATTAAACGTGACCGACAATGGCGTAAGCCAATGCGTTCAGGTGCAACATGGGAGTCAGCAAAACGTTTGTCAGGTGAACTGAACGAACGCATAGAACGCAACGGGCTGAAGCCATTTAACAATGACGTGGGTGCAGTGAGTTACATCGAATTGCTTATCCGTGTTGATGGTCACACCGAAGATGAAATACGAAACGTAATTAAGTGGGCAATGGATGACTCGTTCTGGTACAGGGTGATACTTAGCCCTGAGAAACTACGCCAGAAGTTTGACACATTGAAAGCGCAGACACACGAACGCAGTGAACCGAAGGTTGTGTACGACCCTGAGAGAGTGCGTGAGAGTATGCGTAAGTATGATGCACGATACGAACAGCGCAGGGCAGAGTCAGTTCCAATGCCTGCTAATTTTAAAGACATACTAAAGAGAGGTAAGTAATGGATTGGATTGATGAAGCAAAGTGCAGGGGTATGGATGTAAATAAGTTCCACCCAGGCAAGGGCGTGGACTCACAAAAGATTAAGAACGAGATACTAGAGATTTGTAATGTGTGCCCCGTGATTAATGAGTGCTTAGAAGATGCACTTGGTGACTACTTACAGATTGGTTATCGTGGCGGTAAGAGTGCAAAGGAACGCAGGCAGATTGCCTCACGGCGTTCTAGAGAAGGCAACGTGTCTTGGAAAGTTAGGGATGTAGCATGACCATACCACAGAAGGCTAAGGGTTCACAGTGGGAGCGAGATGTTGCTCGTTATTTCAACGACAGAGGGCGTGTCACTATTGAACGCAGGTATGGAGCAGGCAACACCATTGACAAGGGTGACCTTAACGGGCTACCTGGCATAGTCTTTGAGTGCAAGAACGTAGGAAAGATAACGCTTGCGTCTATTGTTGATGAAGCACTACACGAACAAGCCAATGCCCGTGCTGACTTCGGCGTATCAATAATCAAACGGCGTAACCGAGGGGCTAAGGAAGCGTACGTAGTCATGACTTTGGAGCAGTGGATAACGTTGCTAGATGAGACTGAACGGTGATACAATTACCATCTACAAACAAAGAGAAAGTAGATGAGAATGGATACCGTGCTACAAGGCAGACTTACAGCAGACCCCGAACTAACCTTTACTAACAAGGGAATGGCACTTGCTAAGTTCACCGTTGCAGTTAATCGCAAGAAGGGTGACGAAGATTACGCATCATTCTTTGACTGCACTATCTGGAACGAATCAGCCAAGAACCTATGCGCCTCACTCAAGAAGGGTGACCTAGTTGTAGTTTTAGGTAACCTATCCCAAGAACGTTGGGAAAAAGATGGAACTAAGTTCACTAAGATTGTTGTCAATGCTACGAAAGTAGCAGCAGACCTCACCTTTAAGACCGCAACATTGTCAGAGCCAGAGTCTACGGGAAAGACGGTTGAAGCCGACTTTTAGTGACAGACTGGTCGCTTGCTAAATGTGTAGGTAAGACAAGAACATTCTTTGATGACCGTACATCTAAAATTGAACGTGCCAAACTAATCTGTACCAGTTGTCCACTCAAGTCTGATTGCTTGCAGTGGGCACTGGAACACAGAGAGGCATGGGGTGTGTGGGCAGGACTTGACTACCACGAACTGCGTATCGTTGCAGTGTCACTTGGCTATGAACCACCCAACAGAAAAGAAATTGAGCACGGTACTGAACGTGCGTGGGCGTGGCACAGGCGACAGAAGATGAAAGACCCTACACACGAAACGTGTCAGCCTTGCATTGACGCTTACAACTCTGCAACCCGTGTCCGTGTCGCTCGCTATCGCAAACGTAAAGAAGTGACTGGTAGTGGGGAGTCACAGTCAGGGAAATAACTTGACTCATTACGAGGGCGAGTTAGACCTCACCCACTTCCCAGCCAAGAGAATTGTAACACACAAACAGAAAGACCGCCACCTTATCGGTGACGGCCTAACTATTTAATTCTTATTGTGTTTAGTAATCCCAACCCTGCTCAAAGAATCGCTTGTGTTCTAGGTACCACGTTTCTTCACAGTCGGGGCACATGTCTGGCCCTTTCTTATTTACTGCCCAGCCACAGAATCGGCATAATTTAATCAGTGTTTCGGTACTCATTTACTTCTCCCTTTTCTCTGTTAGTGACTAGCCCCAATGCCAGTCGTTGTTTAATACACTTTCAATGTTTGCTTTCATGATGTGACAGTCTGCACGCAGTTCGCTGTACACCATCTCATCATTCATCTTCTCGATTGCTACGTCTAATGACGCTTTAAGCATAATTAGAGTGCCAAGCGTTGCGTAACTCATCTTTGTATCTGTACTCATTATTTCTCCTCTATAAACTCTACGTCAATACTATCAACACGCACGATTGGGATTTCGCCACCCAACCAGTCGCTTGGTAACTCTAAAACAATTTCGCCAGTAGTTCCGTCAGAACCCAAGAACTCTGCGCTCTCAACCTCTTGCGGTGTCAGCCAAAACTTGGCAGTGGCAACGATACAAAGGTCGTCACCTTCCCTCTCAAGTAAATCAGGGCGTATGCGTACCTTCATTATTCCACCCCATACGTTTCACAGATGCCTGCAACCGCATCATTGAGTTCATCAATCAATTCGGAAACTCGTGCACCCTTAAGTCCTGCAACCATAGCCTCGGTCAGTTCAGCAAACCAGACAACCTCTGTTGCATCAGCACCGAATAATACTCCTTCATTGCTTACATTCATGACAACACCGCCACACGCTCAGCACTCACCCACACTTCACCAGCACCAGCAACAGGCTTTACGCTGTAACGTAGGTTACCGTAAGCCTTCTTAGCGTCAGTGATAGTGACGTGAACGATTAAGCCGTCAGTCTGAGACAGTGCCCCAGTCTTTCCGATTATCTCTTTTATTTCTTGGTAGTTCATTAATTCCCTTTCTCTAGTGATTGAATAAACTCTCTTACTTCAGGTATGCCACATTCGTTTAGTGACATTCCTTCACGCTTGGCCAACCACTCACGATTAGCCAGCACACGCCTAGCAGTTGTTAGGTCGCTTTCATTCTTTTTCTTTTTGTATAACCATACGCTAAACATTGTTTCCCTTTCTAACTCTTGGCCATTTTGGCCTTAGATAGCCTCACGGGGGAACTGTGAGACTACCTAAGCCCACTAGGGCTTTACTGCTTTAGTATCCTGAACTCTCGAACACTTTATCACTGACGAACCAACACGCTATGGCAACTAGCAAGCCTGCTAGCAGTGCTAGACCGTCAGCGTTTCCGTAGTTGTGCTGGTACCAGTGCCAGTCGTCATGGGCATGAACCCAAGCCCACACACCTACACCAACTGCAACGCTATTGAATCTGTTGATGACTTTTAGAGTTCCCATAATCTTTAGCGTTCTCATGCGTCTAGTTCTGCGACTCATGCTTCTAGCCCCTCTAGTTCTGTAATCCAGTCAATAACCCCGCTAGGGTCGCTCGTGTACAACTTTAGAGCGTCTGCGAGGTAGTTCAACTCTAGGTATCCCATGCGGTTATTCTGCCAGTCAAACTGAGTTTCCCCGTAAGTGTCCTGACTGTATCCGATAAGGTCAAGAAACGCCAGGTATGGGCTTTCCTTGTAGTCAAAGTTCATGGACCAGTTCACCAATTCGGCTAGGTCCTGTGACTCTGTGTCATTGTGGAACTCTAAAAAATCCCAGATGTTTTGTGGCTTTGTTTCTGTTGTCATGCTTTCCCTTACTCTCTAACTTAGACACTCGCTAAGTCTTACACCTGACACTATCAGCACTAGCCGACACTGTCAAGCCTAAGCCCTAGCGGGCTTTTACTACTTGCTCAATGCTTGTTTTATGGCTTCCTCTAGCCCCGTGTATTTCTTTAGTCGTAATGCGCCAAGACTAATCCGGTCAATAATTTCTTGAATTTCTATCCATTCTGTTTCTGTTTCTAAGTCCGTAAGTAGTAGCCTGATTAACTTTATTTCGTGTCTTTTTGAGTGGTGTATTTCCATGATTTCCCTTTTCTCTCTTTGCCTGTCTCATCAGTACGGGGAGGCAATCCCCCGCAGAGCCCCTAAGGGCTTTCGACATCAAATCTTGCGTAGGCTTGCTTTCATTGCCCTAGTGATTACATCATTTTTGAAGAATTGCCAGCCACAGCCCTCATCTTCGTCATCATCAGGCTCAAAAGAGGAAAGAAACTCACCAGTGAACAAACTACCGTCCTTGCCTGCTGTTCTGATTTCGTAGTGAATCCGCCCCGCCTCATCTTCAACAATGTCCACGCTAAACGAACCTGCTTTTGCTGGCTCGCAATCGAACTTGTCTAGTCTAATCATCTTGTGTCTCCCTTGTAACTCTCAGGTGTTTCCCTGATAACTACACATTACACCCCTACCCTACCCCTGTCAAGTATAGTGACACCTGAAAGGCCTAGTGTTTATTGGGCTTTCAAATTGTAACATAACTGTAACATTGTTGTGAATGTGTGCACAAGCGAGGGGCAATAGTTCAGGGCTTGGCAGTCAGGCAGTGAGAGTGCTAATCAGTGAGAGAGTGAGAGTGTGTCAGGGCAATGCTCACACTAACCACACCCCCATTACATAGAAAGGAACGCTTTTACTTACATACGGACAGGCTCACGAATGACCGGCTGTCTGCCGAGGGCACCTCAAATAATTGATTGCATATCTCAACAACGGTAAACTGTCATTCTCATCAGGGTTTTAACCAATTCAACCAGGCTAAAAACGACGCTATACAAATCTTCCTAATAGTAAAAATGTCTACCCTCTACACGCTCTCATTTTCTTTGCAGGATACCTGTTAAAACCACTATCTTTTAACGTCTCACTTAGTTACAGGTTGCCCCGCATCACCAACACAAAAAAAGCAGAGAAGTGCTCTATAAATATTTGTGTGACATCCATCCCGTCGTGAACACGAGGCTCGTCTGTGGCAGAGTTCTCTTGCCTTGACTGTTTACCTAAGAGCATAATGTGCTGCCTCTTACGTACGTGTTCGACCCAATCCTGCTCTAACCAGGTAACTACCGCTAGTATCCCAGAGGGACTAACACTCGGCGGGGACTTGCACCCACGAACGCTCTCATCGGCGCTGTTATAAGGATACCATGCATAGAGCACTGTGTGACGTAACTTGTATGTGAATGTTTTCACAAGCCAGGTGCTTGACAGGTGTATACGAGGTGTGTATAGTTCTGAGTGGGCACTGTCCCATTAGTAACTTCCGACACTAAAAGGTAGAAAGTCCGGCACCGTAGGGATATGGGGTCGGGCTTTTTGCTTTGTGCTACAATCTAGGTATGCCACTAAAAAAAGGTAAATCCAAAAAGACCATTAGCCAGAACATTCGCACGGAAATGGCAGCCGGTAAGCCCCAGCGTCAAGCCGTTGCTATCGCCCTTTCTACGGCAAAGAAGAAGAAGTAATGTGCGCTACATGTGGCTGTGGTCGTCCCAAGGATAAGCACGGCGAAAAGACTCTGGCTGCTGCTAACAAAAAGTATGCACCCAAGCCAAAGGCTAAGACTCGTAAAAAGAAGTAATGAAAATTTGGCGAAAGTCAGTCAAGAGTGCGGACCCCGCTTCTTGGCTTTTTGATTCTAAGTACAGACGTAAGGTACGCCGCAAACGCCGTGGTATCAAACTCACAGTTAACGGCCAGCCCTACGAAGCATGGTATGAGGACCAGTCGTAGAGCAGGTTTTGCACCTTGGTGCGAATTTTAAAATTTTTTTTGGTCCAACGTTTCAATACGCTATGTAGTGCTACACTTATAACATGAAGAAAAACATAGCCCCACACATTACAGCACTACTCGCAGGAGCCGGTGCTGTTCTATCCGTAGTACACCCAGGCTTTAATATACCTGCAGGTGTTCAAGGAGTTGTTGCATCTATTTGCGTATTGTCGTCTACTATTACTGAAGTGGTTCACTTTGTAAAGAAGCACAATTTTCAAAGCAACTTAGTCCTTGCTAGCCACCTTGCAACACAAGTTGCTGCTAATGCACAAGCAGATATTGCACCTACACCACCTGCTGCGTAATGTCGCACGGGGAGGCAATTGAAAAGTCTTTGAAAGACTGGATAGACCATAACCTCCCTAAGTTTCTCAACCGCATAAACGAGGAACTGCCAAGTGATGCACCATGGGAAATGCCTGTTGTAGAAGATTACGTACTTGTAATTGCGGTTAAAGATTATCAAGACGGTCTAGGCGGCATCTTTACTATTGGTGATTCAAACGTACCTGGATATAGGGTGCGTGGTTTGATTGCTGACGCACTGAACTCATAAATGGCAGTAACACCAGTACAGCGTAAGAAGTACTTCGAGGCACGCTCGGCGGGATTCTCTATTGTAGAGAGCGCACGCAAGGCTAAGTTTTCAGAAGCCACTGCGTATCGTGTAGAAAAAGCAGCACAAGCACTACAAGCCGACGAAGGTCTTGATAGTTCTGCACGAGATTACCGTGAACAAAAAAAGGAAGCCAAACTTTCTGGCCCAATTCCTTTAGATAAACTTAGTCATGAAGCCAAACTTGCACTAGATGACTTTGCTTATTTCCGCCAACGTTATTTTGGACGTATCTCTACGCCGTGGCAGGAAATGGCTGGTGAAGAACTAGTCAAGTTACTAGAATCGCCAGACAAAGAATACGTAGTAATGAACATGCCGCCTGGTTCAGGTAAGACAACATTGCTACATGACATTACGTGTTGGGCAATTTGTCGTAATAGAAGCATCCGTCTTTTGACCGGTAGTGCGACTATGAGCCTAGCCAAGAACAACTTGCGCCGTGTTCGCCGTTCACTTGAACGTGTTATTCCTGAGACAGCAGACGAACTCTTAAAGTCTCGTGGACAAGCAGTAGATGCAGAGTCAACCCTTGCTTTGGACTTTGGCCGCTTTAAGCCGCTGGAAAAAGAACAGTGGACTAATGAAGCGTTCATTGTTATGCAGCCAGAGGACCAGGGTGCCATTAGTGAAAAGGAGCCAACCCTAAGTGCCTACGGTATGGATAGTGGTTTCATCGGAGGACGCTTCGATGGCTGTTTCTGGGACGACCTTGTGGACCCTCGCAAAGTCCGTTCTGCAGAACAACGAGAAGCCATGGAGGACTGGTACCAAGACGTTGCAGAAACTCGACTTGAACCTGCAGGTATGCTTGCTCTTATTGGTCAGCGTTTGGCTCCTGATGACCTTTATCGCTTTGCTCTAGATATGGTGCAACCTCTGGAAGATGAGGACGAAGATGCCCAAGATGAATTAAGCGAAGAAGAAATAAAGAACCTACGCCGTGACAAGAAGTATAAGCATTTGCTATACCAGGCTCACTACGAGGACAGGTGCTCACCAGAGAATCACAAGCGAGGCTCTATGGCTTTTCCTGACGGCTGCCTGCTTGACCCTCGACGTTTGCCGTGGCGAGAAATCTCTAACCTTATGTCTAACCGTGGAGAGCGTTTTGCCGTGGTGTACCAACAGCAAGACCTTGCCCTAGACGAAGTACTAGTACGCAATGAATGGGTTTATGGCCATGGGGGTAGCCCAGGTTGTATTGACAAGGACCGTGACCGCTGGGAAGTGCCTGCAGGCATTAACTTGCGTGACTGCCTAGTAGTTGCCACCGCTGACCCTAGTCCAACTATGTACTGGTCTATTCAATGTTGGCTGTATCACCCAGATTCTAATCAACGATTCCTTATGGACCTTATTCGTCAAAAGATGGAAGCCCCAGAATTTCTAGAATATAACTACAATGATGGGGAATTTACTGGAGTTATGGAAGAATGGCAACGTTTAAGCGAAAGCCTAGGTATGCCTATCCAGGTTTGGATTGTGGAACAAAATGCAGCCCAGCGATTTATGTTGCAGTACGACCACTTTAAACGGTGGCGACAATTACGTGGGGTAGAGATTATTCCCCACAACACCAACAGCAATAAATCAGACGCAGACTATGGCGTTACGACGATTTCCCAACATTGGAAGTTTGGTCGTGTAAGATTGATGGGTAAGGGTGAAGGTAAAGTCCGTTCAATGAGGTTGATTGATGAAGTTACCAGATACCCCCATGGACGTACCGATGACTGTGTAATGGCGGAATGGTTCTTTGAATGGAACCTTCCTAATTTACACATGCCACAAACAAAAACTGTGCAAGCATGGCGACCCAAATGGGTGAGAAACACCCAACTAGCGAACTTGAGGTAATAGATGCCCGTTTCTTTCGATGACGATAAGGCCGCTGGTCAGATTGTCACCATGTATCAGGAGCGTCGCTCCCAGCGTAGCGGGCAGTTCCGCCGTATGCAGGAAATCCGTGACCACTATAATGGTGATGTAATTGTTCCACTGCCTGAGTTAGACGAAGCAGAGAAGCCCGCAATCCCTAACTTAATTGCTCAAGGTATTGATGCTTTTGCTATGCGAGTTGCATCAGTTCTTCCAGACATTCAGTACCCTTCACTTCGCCCTGGTATTCAAACTGCCGACAACCGTGCCCGTGACCGTCGCCTAGCCAACATTGGTTGGTGGGACATGAACCGCATGGGAACTAAAGTTCGCCGCCGTGCTCGCCACCTTACTGCTTATGGTATGAGTGCGGTATCACTATCGCCTGTGTCCCTTGACCCAAGCGACCAGCGCCAGATTCCTCACTGGCGTGTACGTAACCCATTGGCTACTTTCCCATCGCCAATGATTGACCCAGACAACATGGAGCCACAGGACTGTATCTTTGCAGACCGTCGCCCACTTGGATGGATGAAACAATACTACCCAGCACAAACTTCTATTCTCTATAGGGGTGACAAGAACGACACTGACATGTTTGAGATTCTTGAATACCTTGACGCTTACGAAACAGTACTTGTAGCCGTTGGTGCTGAAAAGCCAAGGACTCACGATTTCCGTGACGAAACTGGTAAGGGTATTGCTACTCACATTATTCTTGAACGCATCCCTAACCGTTCTGAAATTTGCCCTGTTGTAATTGCTGGACGCATTACACTTGACCGTTTGCAAGGCCAGTTCGACCAAATGCTTGGCATGTACCAACGTGAAGCCAAGTTGGACGCACTTAACACTATTGCAGTATTCCGCAACGTATTCCCAGACGAATGGGTTGTATCACCTGCAAACGCACCAACCTCACCACGTATTGTGCAAGAGGCTGATGGTAAGCAAGGTATTCGAGGAATTCTGGACAAGGGTCAAATTCAGATTGTTCACCCACAGCAGACACAAGATGCACAGATGGCCCTTGACCGTCTAGAGCGTTCACAACGTCTTACTGGTGGAATCCCTGCAGAGTTCGGTGGAGAATCCGGTTCTAACATTCGTACTGCTCGCCGTGGTGCTTCAGTACTTTCTAGTGCTGTAGACATGCCATTGCAGGAATACCAAGAAATTTTCTCACAGTCAATGGAACTAGAAAACGTTCGTGCTGTCCGTATTATGAAAGCATACTATGGCTCAAAGCCTTCTATGTTCTTTATGGGTGGCGATGGCAAGGTGGTCAGCGAAGATTACAAGCCAAACGAAACATTTGACACACACTTTGGATATGTTAAGTACCCAATGCCAGGTTCAGACATTAACGCCATGATTGTTTCAATTGGTCAGCGTGTAGGTATGGGAATTATGTCTAACGAAACAGCCCGTACTATGGACCCAGCAATTGAGGACCCAGCGTTGGAAGCAGACCGTGTAGAAATCGAAGGACTTCGCAAAGCACTTCTAACAGGACTTGAACAACAGGCTTCACAAGGCTCGCTTGACCCAAGCATTATTGCTAGAATCGCTAAGATGAAAGCACAACGACACGTAACACTTGAAGATGCGGTTGCAAAAATTCACGAAGAAATGCAACAGGAACAAGCCGAGAAAGCACAGGCAATGCAACAGCAACAGCCTGGTGAAACTCCAGGGCCAGAAGCACAACCAGGAATGGCTGTATCACCAGACAACCCAATGCAAGGTGGAGCACCAGCCGGACCTGCGGGGCAACCAAGTTTGCAAGACCTTATTTCACAACTTCACGGCGGAGGAGCACCAGGAGCGGGAGCACCCCCTATGGGTGGCCTAGCACCAGCCGTGGCACAAGCACCAGCACCAGCACCAGCAGGAGTGTAATAAATGCCAAGAGGTAGAGGCGGAGCACGCCAAGGAACACCAGGCACAGCCTATGGAAATCGTACAGATTTAAATATGCCTATCTCTACTGTACCGAATCAAGAGTACGGTAAAGCCACACAACAGCAAGAAGCGCAAAGGGCTGTACCTATGGCAGCATCACCAACGCCTACATCTCAAGCAGCACCTGCTGCGCCTGCGGGACAACCACTACCAAAGCCAGGTTCTGTAGATGTATTTGGAAAAACACAACGTCCACAAGAACCAGTAACTGCTGGTGTGCCTTTTGGGCCTGGACCTGGACCTGAAATAATGTCAGCGCAGCCTATTAAAATGAGCCAAACACTTTCTTCATTATCACAAGGTCAAGCACCTTCAGCAATGATTGACAACATAGCATCAATGGCACGTTTGATGGGCATTTAATGGAACCAATAGCACCAACACCTAATCCTGTAAATGTAGCAAATGACCCAATTGTCAAAGCCGCAGAAATGGTTAAGGCTAATCCTTCACTACTTGCCGCACCTAAAGCCATTCTTCCATTAGCGAACACATCTGATATTCCAGGCACAACACTTGGACATGCAACTACTGCGTTAAGTGTCTTGGGTCAATTAAAACCTACAACACACGTTGTTGATACTAATAGTTCGGTTTCTATTGTTCACCCTGATGGAACAACTTCTTCGCCTGTAACAAATACAAAACAACAAATAAACGCTGTTACTCCACCTACAACAACCACAACACAGCCAGCACCAAAGGTAGTCAATGGTGTTGTTGTGCTTCCACAAAAACAACAAGGTGGTTGGTTGCATGGATTTGAACATGATTTTGATGTTGTTCGTCACGGTGTAGCCGGAGCAGCAAATGGTGTTGTTACTGGTGCAACTGATTTAGCATGGTCACTTACTGATGCAATAAAGCGTGTTGGTATTACAGCAGCAGAATTAGGAACCCTTGGCCTTGCAGGTGATAAAGGTTTTGGCTTTTCTCACATGTTTTCAAATTTGGCAGATGCTGAAAATTCAATAACAAACACTGCACTTACTCCAGTTAACCTTGTTAACCCTTGGAGTGATAAAAACATTATTTATTCTTTAGGACATTTAGGTGCTGCATTTATGACAAATGTAAAACTTAAAGGTTTTGGATACGCTATTGGAAATCTTATACCTTTAGCAGTAGCGGCAGTAGCATCTGAAGGTGCTCTTGCTGGTGTTGGACTTGTTGGTGAAAGTGCAGCAGCAGCAGACTTGTCTACCGTAGAAACATTAACGGCTAGAGCGGCATCAGGTAAAACATTGACTACAACGGATTTAACACGATTGGCAAAAGCCACTGAACGTGTATCTCAACGTGCGGCAATGGATTCTCGTGAAGCAACAGTTGAAGATGGTCTTTCTAAACTTCAATCGTGGGCAAATGACCGACGTGCAACAATGCGTGATGCAATTACTAACGCAGGCATTGGTGACCTTGGTATTGGAACACCACTTAAAATTCTATTAAAAGTTGCAGATAAAATTAGTGCACCAGGACGCAGTGTTACAAACAACCTTATGGATGCTCTTGCTAATTACAGCCAACAAAGGGACCCTTATTCAAAACTAGTTTGGGAATTAACAGCAAATGGTGACGTATGGGACCATAACGGTAACCACACAAGTTTTGGAAAAGGTATTGACGATTTAATGGGTATTGACCCTAACGGTTTATGGGGTTCTGTCATTGCAGGTTCTGGAGACTTTTATACAAAATGGCTTGCTGCTGACCCATTTGGAGCGGCTGGAAAAATAACTGCCCAAGCACGTACCGCTGAAGGTCTTGGCGGTATCTTAGGTAAATGGTTTGATGGAACAAGAATTACAAGTTTTTCAGACCTTTTGGATAAATTATCTAAATACCCAAAAATGCGTCGCACCGTTACTTTTTTAGCAAATCACAGTTCTTCTGAAATTGCTGGAAGATTTGGAGATACTTTTAGTAAGGCACAAAGAGACATGCTTGGTGCCGCAAAGAGCGAAGATGAAGTAGTTAACCTTCTAGGTCAATGGGCTGATGCTCACCAACTGGCAAAAGAAACTGTTCCTACAATGACTGTTGGAAATTTGGTTGGTGCAAAAGTAAAAGACGGTCTTAGCCTGCTTCGTGGTCCTGAAGGATTTATTGCTCAAGGTGTTAAAGCCATTCGTGAAAATATTGGAACGTTTAGAAGTGCTGGCATTGACCCACTTCCTAAAACTGGCTCAGAAGTTCTTGACCCCAACATTGACCAAATTGTAGAAACAACAAGACTTAGATGGTTGCGTAGGGCTTTTAATAAAGAACCTCTTTGGACAGACCCTGTTACATACAAACAAGAAACAAAAGAAATTAATCTTCTTCGTCCCGAAAGCGCAATTAAAGGTATTCTTCAGCGCCTTCAAAACTTTAATGTTTCTAGAGCCTTTAGAAGTCAAATGGGCAATGAACTGTACGATGCAGTTAACAATCCAAATGAATTTAAAATTGTTGCCAAAAACGCTTACAGCCTTATTCCACATTCAATTCTTCAATCTGGTCTAGACAACCACGCTTTGTCTACATTCCGTGAACCAGTTAAAAAGTTTATGAATGACCAACTTGAAAAGATGGTTGCATCAGACCAAGGTTCGGCAACTGCTGCAATTGTTGCAGGAAGAAATTCTAGAATTTATGAAAGTGTTATAAATAAGGCTGGGATGGCAAGACACGATGCTATTGGCTTTACTGAAGTTGGTGGGATAACCCTGCCTAATGAATACAACCTACGCATGCTTGGCACTGAAATAGAAAACATAATTAAGAATCAAATACCAACAAGCCTTATTCGTGAAAACGACATGATTCTTATGAGCAAAGAAGAACTTAGCAAATTGGCTGAGTTTAGTAATGCATCTCTTGAAGGCGTAACTGATGCCGTAAAAAATTCAAAAACTTTAGAAAATCTAAAAGTTTCTGATTCTCCAGAATTTAAAGATGGATATTCTTCTGCTCGACTAGAAGTTCTAAATCTTATAGAAGAAGCATTAAGAAACTCTAAAGAGTTTACCCCAGGAAAATTTGATATTTACAGCAAAGACTCAATTGCTTTAGTAGATGCTTTTGATTCTTTAAGAAATAAATACATAAGTTTAAAAAACATTAGTGTTGTTCATGATGCATTTAAACTTGGTGAAGTTTCTGGTGAAATTGCTGACCCAGCATTTGTTCAGCAACTAGAAACAAAAATTCTTCCTAATGAATTTGTACGTACATTGTCAGACCTTAAAGACAATTTGCCCATTCGACTCAAGGGAATGATGATGGCATACCAAGATGGTATTCATGAAATCGCTCTTAAATTAGATACACAGGTATTTTCACACGCAGAACTAGAACGTCAAGCAACAGAGTTTTGGAAAAACCGTAGTGTTGATGGCGGCATAGTTAGCGAATCTTTGTCACAAGAATGGGCAAAACAAATTGAAGATTTGCAAAAGCGAAACGGAAACTTTTCATCAGTTCACCACGACATAGCAGACTCACTATCTGTATTCTTAAACCAAACATGGAATCGCCTTTGCCTCTTTACAGGTAACTGGGCATTTCACATTTTTGGTGGAGAAGAAATGCTCTCTGTTGCTCGTTATGGTGTAAAACCTTTGGGAGTTGCATCTATTATTAACTCTTACGTTAAACACTCATTGGGCTATGGTCGTCTTGGTGATGACATAGAACAACGAATGATTGTTAAAATGCGTCAACGTATTGAACAAATGCGTCTTTTAAAAACAGACAAATCAGAAATTACTGTTTTTAACGAAAATGAATTTCAAAAGTCAAACCTTAATGCAATGGGTAAAGCAATTGGTGCGGCTTTGTATGGTATAGACAATATTCTAAAAGGTTCACGTGACATTGTTGGTGGAACAATTCTTGGTTTTCAAAACTCATTGCTTGAAAAAATGTATCAAGAAGAAAACTACAGAAATCTCATTGACGATACTGTTGCTTTAATGGAAGCAACTGACGCTCACCTACCAAGTGCCATTGAAGGTACTCACGGTGGTATTACTGAAGGTGACGTTATTGACTATCACAAGAGTAGACTTACTTTAGGTTTTGGTAAAGATGGTTCTCCTGTACTTGGTCATGGTTACCCAGCACATTACTTTGAACCACACAGCATGACTACTCACCCTGACAACTTTGGTGGTGCTGTTCACCAATCACTTTTGCGTGTAGGAAAAGACTATTTAAAAAAACCAACAGTTGCAGACCTTGCCGAATTAGTTCTTGCAAAGGGCAAAGAGATTCTAAAATCAGAAGGCAAAAGCATTTCTGGTCTTACCGATAAAGAAATAATGGCAAAAGCAGCAAACGCTTTTAAATTTGATGACTTGGCTAAATCTAGTAGTCCGCTTGTTAGGTCTGCTTACGATAGAGAATTGCCCGAAGAACAAAAATTAATATTTGGCCGTCAACAAGACAGACTTCCAGATGGCGCTCAAAACAAAGAACCAGGAATGAACAACGCAAAGGGTGACCACGCACTTGCACTTGTTAATGATGTTCTAGGCCACTTTACGGGTAGCGAACTTTCTGACGTTATTCACACTAATTGGCTTCACGATGTTTGGAAAGAGCAAGTACCTATTGCTCAACAAATTCTTAAAGACCTTGCTGCAATGCCAGAAAAAGACCGCCCAGTTAATATCCCTAACCGTGTCATGGTTCCTTATCGTGACCTTCAAGGTGTTTTTAAAGGCGGCTCATCACTTGGTTTTGTTGGACGAATTGCTGACTATGGATTTGAACATGTCCTAGGTCGTCTTGTAAACACATTAAACCGTGAGCCAGCAATGATTCTTTCTAATCACTTTGCAATGAACCAGTACCGTGACTTAGTGGCACGTGGCATTATTCCAGAGGACATTGCTCGTGCAAGGTCTATGGAAGAAGCAGCCGTTAGCATGAAAAAGTTTATTCACAATCCGCTGGACAAAACTCAATGGGAAAAGAACGCACGTTTAACAATGCCGTTCTGGTTTGCTAAGAACCAAGCATTGCGACGTGTATTCCGTTTGTTCTCTGACAACCCAGGTGCAGGGTACCGTTATGTTAAAGCAATGATTGGTTTGTCTCAAACAATCTACACAGAAAAAAATAGCATTACAGGAAAACTGTCTGCTTGGATTCCAGCATCTCAGTATCTTGTTTCTCCAATGATTGACCTCATTGGTTTACCTGCAAATCTATTCCAGATTGGTGCTGACATTACCCTTGGTTCAATTGCAACAATGGACCCAATAGGAAACACGCCTACCGTTGGTGGTGTTGTTGGGACCGTAGCACGACCTGAGTTTGGACCGCTTGTTGAACTTCCGCTTGAAGCACTTTCTGGAATCTTTGGATTGCTTCACATGGGCTGGGGCAAAAACTTAGTCAAGACTGTTGACCCAAATACACAATACGGTATTCTTTCAACACTTCAACCTAACCCTGCTATTAACGCTTTGTTGACCGGAACTGTTTACAGCATTGCTGGCGGTAGCGGTCTTGAGCCATTGCAGAACTCTATGGTCGCATCATTTACTAATAGTGCACTAAAAACAATTCTTGAAAACGAATTAGAAAAAAACATTGTTTACGTAGAAAAGAACTTTGCTGCTGACATTGCGGCACAGGATGCATCAAACCGAGAAGGTTGGATTTCTGCAAAAGCAAACGCAATGATGGCTGCTGAATGGAGTCAGGTTTCATACTCACAAAAGCAAATTGACAATGCAATTGCTATTGGTGGAAGCATGGCCGTTTCCCAGGCTTTAGTTGATGTTTTGTTTCCTGGAAAAGCAACTGTTACAAGTGTCTTAGACAAGTCTGCAGATTACAAAAAGTTTGCTGCTTTGTACTCTGACAAGGTAATGCCTGACGGAACTCCTCAGTACAGCAAGATGGAAATACTAAACATGTACCTTCACAAGAACCCAGCGTTCTTTGTTTGGACACTTCCGTCAACACAGCAATTAGGTTCTCTATACCCTGACAGCAAGCAATTTGTTGATTGGGCAACTAAATACCCAGATGTATTTAACACCTGGAAAAATGGACCATCGCTTTTGTTTAACCCTACAGGAAAATTTGACTTGGCTTCTATAAGCCTACAAACCACCTTTGGCCTTCGTGAAGCAAATACCCCACAAGAAGTTGTGGATGCCTACCTGGTTCAATCTGGAAAACTGTACATCAATGACGTAATTAATGCTAAGTACCCAAACTGGAAATTTGGTACACCTGGATACAGTTCAAGAGAAGCCAAGGAAAGAAAAGATGAAATATCTTCTTACCTATCTAGCAACCGTGTTTACAGCAATTACCAGAGTTACACAAATGATGACTTCTACACAGGACAATCAATTAAAGAACTTGGTGAAATGGTTAGTTCACCAAAAGTTCCTGATGATATGTTTGGTGGAAAAGCCGCCCGTGCTGAATGGGTAAACATGTTACAAATGTATAACGATGAGGCCGCTAAAATTAATAGTAGTATTGCGCCTACACGGGTTACCACTGGACAACGTTACAACTGGGCAGACAAATGTGCAAAGATTGCTGACTCCGAAGTTGACCCTACTAGTGGCGTAAAGTTAACACCTGCTCAGATTAACTTCTGGAAAGTAACCGCTCCTTACCTACCAACAATCCCTGTACCCAAATAATTAGGATAAACAATGTCAAATACAATGGACCAAATGCCAGCATCAAAGCCATCGGAAAAAGTGGCACCGCTTGAACAGATGAAACAACTTGCTCATGATTACCAGGTTCCAATTTCAGAAGGAACGCTGCAACAGATTGCTGGGACAAAGGGTGGCGATGTTAAGAACAAACTGTCTGCGTTTGAAGAATACATTAAAACAACGGCACAGGGTTTGTATCCAACAATGGCAAAGCAAATTGCTGCTGGTATCCCTACTGCATATTTGTTAGAGCCCTACCGTCACGTAGGTAAGCAAATACTTGGTGAAGATTTTGAACCAGACTTTATTGGTGACAGTCGCCACGCAAAAGCATTAACAGGAAACATTGACCCAGCCACCGGACGACCTGCTCCCATGAGCCTTAGCCAATGGGGAGAACACCTTCGTACTGAACCAACCTTGGGCTGGCACAATACCCCCGATGGCCAACGTCGAACCAACGAAGTTCTTGAAAACATTCACAAGGCATTTACGGAAGGACCTGCTCAATAATGGCAAGCACCCCAACAGGCGATTACCTTTGGTATACGATACCAAACAAAGACACCAAAAAGATTCCTGCCCCGCCCCCTGGATACATTGCAATTGCGTCATCTGATAAAAGTGTTTACACCTTTGTACCTTCAACTACGACTACATATCCGACTTCACCACCTGCAGGAACAAAAGTTGGCAAATACGGAATTGTTGTTGACTCTAAGGGTTCAACCGTAAGCAACCCAACATCCACGGTGACACCGCCTTGGCAACAGGGTTCATCAAGTACAAAGCCCGCTACAACAACTAAAGGTTCAACTACTTTAACACAACCAGATTTATCTAGTGGCGCATTGACAATGCCTGCTATAACGGCCTTGCAAAACACGGGTCTTATAACCAGAGCACAAGCAACAGCACTTCAGAATCTTGAAATCCCTACTGCTGCTACAGCATCCTCTACTGGTGTTTACACCATTAGTGGTACTCAACTTATTGGTGCCATTAACTCTCTTACTCAGGCTGAGATAGATGCTGTTCCTGGCCTAAAAGGATTAAAAGCATTAACGGTTCAAAGTGCTATTAAATACGCCATTGGTCTTGATGGACCTAATCTTGCTCCTGGTAACACCCTTTCTCAAAGGGCAAGTAACGCTGCTTCTTATTTAGGTGGCACTGGCGACCTGGCAAATATTCCTTCACCATCAACAATGAGTGCGTTTGGAAAAGCCCAGGCAACAATAACCAATTTGACTGGTGCCAACTCTCCTATAAACGTTGCTCTTAGTAGCACGACTGCTTCACAAAAGTATAACGTTATTGCTAACGTAGACAGCACCTTAGAGTCATGGGGCATGAATACACTAGCAATGCGTAACTTGGTTCAAAGTTATGCTTCCAAAGGTATTATTAATCAAAACGAAATGCTTGCTGAAATTAGAGGAACCAAAGCATACAATGACGCATTTCCTGGTCTTGCTGATTACAACAAAAGCCCTGGTGCAGTACACATGAGCGAATCTCAATACATGTCGTACAGTCAAAGAATTCAAGATTCAGCCACACAATATGGCGCACCAATGCCTACCCAGGCTCAAATTGCAACGCTTTTAAATAACCATGTATCAGCGGCAGAATATCAACAGCGTGTAGTTGACGTTGCTACGGTTGTACAAAACGCTGACCAAAACACCAGAAACATTCTCCAGCAACAATACGGAATTGGTCAACCTGAACTTATGCATTACATGATTAACGGAAACCTACCTAGCATGCAACGCCAGGTGGCCGGTGCTGAAATTCAGGACTATGCTACCCGTGTTGGCCTTACTGGTCTAAAGCCACAGGGTGCTGAACAATTGGCTGAGATGGCCCGTTTAACCTCTACTACTGGCAACCAGGCACTTGGTTACGGAGTTAGCCAGATTGAGCAATCATTGCTTAACGCTAGCCGTGACGTTGGTCTTACCAAAACAGCACCTGGCGCTGGTACCCCAATGGTAAATACAACGCAACTTATTGGTTCTCAACTTGCAGGGTTTGCTGGAACTAGCCAGCCAGCCGAGCAAGTTCAGGTAGCCCGTGCCGAGCAAGCAGCCGCCGCCCCGTTTGAAAAGGGTGGTGGATTTGTGGAAACTAGCAAGGGAGTAACCGGAATAGGTTCCGCAAGAACGTAACATTTAAGCCAGTAATGGTATAATGTTTCTAGGTAGTTGGCCCTGTGTGGCCGCAGGTGTGCTAACTATCGAACCCGCTTAGGAGGGCATGCCCTAGGTGCGTATACAGTGCTGAAAATTAGCCGCTTTATTAACCTCTGGTAAAGTGCGTACCCGCAAGGAGCGATTAGTATGACCGATTTTGATGAATACGAAGATGAGCAAGAAGTTGTTGAGCGTCAGCCGCTAGACCCGAATATTCGGAAGCAGTTGCGTGAAGCAGAGAAGGCTCGTAAGGAACTGGAAACAGTCCGAGCAGAACTGGAATCACAGAAACGTGAAGTCCAATTCTCTAAGGCTGGTATCCCAGACACCGGAGTAGGTTCGTTATTCCGCAAGGCGTATGACGGAGAAACCTCAGCAGAGGCAATTCGTGCAGCGGCTCAGGAATATGGAATTCTTCAGTCTGAACAAGTTCAGGAAGTACCATCAAATGACTCAGAACTCGATGCTCTCCGCAGGGCGCAGGGTGCAACTATTGGAAACTCTGGTGCAATGCCAGACCCCCAGCAGATGTACCTAGAAGCACTTGCCTCAGCGTCAACTCCTGAAGAAGTCATGCGAATCGTAGAAGGAGACTCAGGTAAGAAACTGGGTGTCTATTCTTCTCGTGGGTCGTTCTAAGCCTAAAAACTTAAACACCTAAAGAAAAGGAGTTAACCACAATGGTTGACGCATATACGGGGTCTAGTACCCTAGATTTCTCAAAGGCCGCTTATGACCGTATGGCGTACTTCGCCCTACGTCCAGAGTTGTACTTTGACGCAGCAGCAGATGTACAGCCTACTCACCAGAGCATGCCTGGAGCATCAGTTGCATTTACAATTGTTAACGACCTAGCAATTCAGGCTTCTGCACTGACTGAGACAAGCGACGTATCTACTGTTGCTCTTTCAGACAGCCAGGTTACCCTGACACTTGCTGAGTACGGTAACGCAGTACTTACCACAGCCAAGTTGCGTGGTACTTCATTCGTAGACATTGACCCAATCGTTGCCAACGTAGTTGGATACAACGCTGGAGTTTCAATTGACACGATTGCTCGTGCTGCACTTGACTCAGGTACAAACGTTCAGTACGCATCAGGACTTGGAGCAACTTCGCTTCAGACTTCTGTTACTACACGTGCCGGAGTAGCCGCTGCAAACACAATCTCATCACTTGACATTCGTGTTGCTCGTGCTCGTCTCCGTTCACAGAACGTTCCAACATTCGGAGGAATGTACGTTGGTTACATTCACCCAGACCTCGTAGCAGACCTTCAGGGCGAATCTATTTCAGGTTCAAACGTACAGGGTTGGCGTGCACCACACGTTTACGCTCAGCCAGGTGAAATCTGGACTGGTGAACTCGGTGCTTACGAAGGTGTTCGTTGGATTGAAACACCACGTGCTCCTGTATTCCAGGGTGCCGGTGCTTCATCAACAAACGTTTACGGAACTATGATTCTTGGTCGTCAGGCTCTTGCTAAGACGTTCTCAACAATCGATGGTAACGGAGCGTTCCCTCACGTTGTACCAGGTCCAATCACTGACCGCCTCCGCCGTTTCGTACCACTTGGTTGGTACTGGCTCGGTGCATACGGAGTATTCCGTCAGGCATCATTGATTCGTCTAGAGTCAGCATCACTCCTTGGTGGAGACATCAGCACCACACCTGGTACTGGAACTGCCTTCGAGCCTGCAATTGACCTAGGTGAGTCCGGCTCACCACTGGCTTAAGTCAGTAGTTAGGTAGGAGACAGGTATGTCGTGGCCTTATGCATGCGCCCATTGTGGTAGTCGTGATGTTCAACCACTTGTGGACGAGATTCAATGTCTCGTCTGCGGGCGGCTGACCAATAAGGACGGCGTACCTGTCTCACACCTAGACCAATTTACTTCCGAGGAGAAACTTTAATGACAATCCCAACAGGGCATGGACTTCGCATGGGACTTGAATCTGCTGACCAAGCAGGTACACCACTTCCTAACCGAGTTACCCGTGCAAAGATGAACGATGCTAAAGCCATTAAAGGCGAAACATCAGACCCATGTTACTGCGGTTGCTGTGACATGACAGACGCAAGGTGGCAATAATGGGCTTATTTGATGATGTAAAACAGGTAGGTTCTGGTATAGCCAGTGCTGCCACTGGTGCAGGACGTGCAGTACAAGATGTTGCTCGTGGTGCCGCTAGCGGTGCTACCGCTGTTGGACGTGGAGTAGAAGATGTTACTCGTGATGCTGTTAGTGGCGCTGCTAGTGGAATTTCACGTGTTGCCGCTGATGTTGCATCTGCAGCACACAAAGTTTCAACATATGCTCGTGGTTCAGAAAACCACGCTGGTTCAGCACCTAACACTCCAAATCACCAAGGCGTATCACACGCACCTAATGCTGGTCCTGAAATGCGAAAGCACATGACCGCAACACCACGCCCATACCATTCTGAAATGGTAACTGGCGGAGATGGAAAACCACAAATTCAAACACGTGACACAAAAACTGGTGGAGTAGTAGGCGGTTACGGATATGGAGTATTGAAATAATGGAATCACGTTCATCATTTCCAACGGTTGACATGGAATCATTCCGTGGCACAATGGACACTACCGCTGTAGAGCGTGGTGTTGACTCTAAGAAGGGCATGCGTGGTGTTGAAACAAATACTGCTCGTGGCGTTAAAGAGGCAGTTGTGCTTGAGGATATTATTAAGTTGGAGCACGCTCCAGCAACAGACGCTCCTCCTGTTGAGGGCTTTAAAACTTACGGAGAAATCTAATGCCAAGTCGTTTTGACGAAGCCTACAGTGTAGACAAGAAGAAGGACGGGTTTGTCGTTGACATGCGTCCTACCACTTTGCTTGAGCAGAGCCTTCACGGTAATGACCGTGTGAACTTGCCTGTTGGAGAAGCAGTTACCGAAGGTGCTGAGTACCAGACAACTGGTGGCGCTCGTATGGGTGATGCCCTTGACGCTGCTCGCATTGGGGCTAACGGACGCAAGAAGTAGGTTCTGAGTGGCTACATTTACGCCACCCAAGGTCTATGACAACCCGCCTATCTTGCCTGACTCACGAGGTCTAGCAAATAGGTTGTTTCGTTACTACAAGAACCGAGCACGTTATGTGATGGTCTTTGCGTTATCGGACGGGACGTTTGTACAGGACACGGCTACGCCGGAAAACTCCAACACAAACATTCCTTATCCGTATAACCCATGGGACCCATCGGCACCGTTCTCAACGTCATACTACATTAACTATGAAGTATCACCGCCGGTTCCAACAGTAACTACAGTTGCTCAGAATCCTTGGATTGCTAAAGTGTATCAAGAAGTTTGCTACATTACAGACGCAGAAGCAGCGGCTCTTAGGGCTGCTGGATACGGAGATTTGATTTCATGACCGCAACACCACACAACGTTGGACTACACCCAGAGGATTGCTTTGGGTGCAAGGCTGCGTCTATCAGCATGTCACCATCTGCCATGCCTACACGCTCCAACGCTGGTGTTATTAACATGGACACGAAAGCAATGCACGCAGACGTGGCCGCTTACAAGCGACTACGCAAAGATGGAACACAGCCCAAGTCGGTAAAGGGTGCGGCGGCTTTAGAGTCCCGTGCTGTATCGAAGTGGGAGATTGAAACAGGAACAACGCTCAAGGGTGACACCAAGTTGGGCAAACGATTAGACGAAACTCAAGGCGCTATCAATAGGGGCGAATCAGTACTATGACAACTTACTTACTTTCTGGAGTCGTTTCAGGACCTTCTGGGTTTCTTAACGGTGCTTCTGTCACAGCGTACGATGAGTCACTATTTACCAACGCACCAGCCGCAGGTGACGCACCACCAGCCGCAGCTGTTCTAGGCACTAACGCATTTAACACTGACGCTAACGGTCAGGTTGTTCTATCAGGTACCGAGTACGGTGGTAACGGTCAGTGGCAGATTCAAGTAGGTAGCAACCACGGTTACTACATTGGAGTTCTTTACCCAGTAGGTTCTACAACTGCTCAGTACTACTGGTCATACGACGACTCACTTATTCAAAGCCGTGGTCTACAGGGATACCAGGGTTTTCAAGGTAGTCAGGGTTTCCAAGGATTTAACGGTGTACAAGGTACGACTGGCGTTCAAGGTCCCCAGGGATACCAAGGTCTTACTGGGCCACAGGGCACACAAGGCCGTCAAGGTTTTCAGGGTGTACAAGGTGGAGCAGGAGTACAAGGTTCAACAGGTGCTACTGGACCTCAAGGAGTTCAGGGTGTCACTGGCGCACAAGGCGTACAGGGAACTCAGGGCGTTCAAGGTGTTCAGGGATACCAGGGCACACAGGGTGTACAGGGAATTACAGGCTCTACAGGTTCGCAGGGATACCAGGGTAACACTGGTAATACTGGTGTACAGGGTGCACAGGGTGTACAGGGCAACACTGGTGTACAGGGTGCACAGGGATATCAAGGTCTAACTGGAGCACAAGGTGTTCAGGGGACTCAGGGTAACCAAGGCTTTCAGGGTGTCGGAGTTCAAGGCGCAACCGGAGCACAGGGTGTACAAGGTGCACAAGGCAATCAAGGTTTTCAAGGTAGTACAGGAACTACCGGCTCGCAGGGTTCTACCGGTTCACAAGGTGTTCAGGGTAATCAAGGATTTCAGGGCTTTCAGGGGAATCAGGGATACCAGGGTTCAACAGGTTCACAAGGTATTCAAGGTACACAAGGCAACCAGGGATACCAAGGGTATCAGGGTTACCAGGGTAACGTCGGTGCTCAAGGCCCTGGTGGTACTAACGCCATTTACGGTTCGTTCTATGACACAACAACACAGAGCAACGGTGGTGCTACTACAGCCAACGTCGTTGCATGCAACACACTTGAAACTGAGTTTGGTGTAAACGTTGCTTACGGCAACCAGTTTGTTGTTTCATACGCAGGTACATACCTTATTGAGTTCTTGGGTCAGTTCACACGCTCAGGCGGTGGTTCAAGTACTGTAAACCTTTGGCTTTCAAAGAACGGTTCCGCATTAACACAGACAAACATTGTCTTTACATTCAGCGGTACAGGTACTCAAGCACAACAAGACACATACCTATTCCCACTTGCCGCTAATGACTACGTTCAGTTCTACTGGTCATCATCTGACACAAGCGTAGCGTTATCTCCAGTTGCCGCTGGTTCTTCACCAACACGCCCAGCCACACCATCGGTCAACGTCAACATCTCAATGGTTGCCTCATCTGGTGCTACCGGAGCCCAGGGTTCTACTGGACCACAGGGTGTCCAGGGATACCAAGGCGTACAAGGCTTCCAGGGTTTCCAAGGCGTTACTGGTGCTCAAGGAGTACAAGGTTTCCAGGGCACACAGGGCACACAAGGTAATCAAGGATTCCAAGGTGTAACTGGCGCACAGGGTGTTCAAGGTTCTACAGGTACCACTGGTGCTCAGGGTTACCAAGGTAATCAAGGATTCCAAGGGTACCAAGGACCAACAGGTTCTACGGGTTCTCAAGGTGTGCAGGGTACACAGGGCAACCAAGGATTCCAGGGCTCACAGGGCGCTACAGGTGCCACAGGAAGCCAAGGAGCAACAGGTTCTCAGGGTGTACAGGGTGCACAGGGAGCAGCCGGAACTAACGGTGCTCAGGGTTCACAAGGTTCAACTGGAACGACTGGTGCTCAGGGAGCGACTGGTTCACAGGGCTCACAGGGTTTCCAGGGTTACCAAGGTACTGCCGGTACTAACGGAACTAACGGAGCGCAAGGTTCTACCGGTGCTCAGGGTTCTACCGGAGCCACTGGTTCACAAGGGGCACAAGGCTTCCAGGGTGTAACAGGTAGCCAGGGTTCACAAGGAACTCAGGGTACAACAGGTAGCCAGGGTGCCACAGGTACGCAGGGTAACCAGGGTTATCAAGGATACCAGGGATACCAGGGTAATGCCGGTTCTCAAGGTTCACAGGGTTACTCAGCCGCTACTACCAACGTAGTTCTTACTGCGCCATTTGAAACAGTAAGCAGTTCTGCAACGGCACTTAGTGGTTCTACTGCTGCGGCACTCAATGCTGCAACGTCGTCGTTCTTTAACTACACGGCTAACCCGACTGCTAACTGGGCTACTAACATCACCAATGCCCCAACCACAACTGGTCAATCAGTGACGTTTGCCATGTTGGTCAACAGTGGTTCTACAGCGTACATTCCAGCCAGCATTTCTATTAACGGTACGGCTGCTGCTGCATCAGGACTTCCTGCTAACGGCTCAACGTACAACAGCATTACGACATGGTGGCAGGGTGGTACAGCACCAACATCGGGTGACGCTTCAACTATTGACGCTTACACCTTTACGGTTATCTGCACCGGCTCAAGCACCTGGACACTTCTAGTAGCACAAACGAAGTACTAACATGCCGTTGCCTACGACGTTTGCAGGAGTTTCCGCCAGAGGCGAAGGACAATTTAGGCAACTTTCTATTCCAAATGTCTATTGGATTAACGGTACTAAAGTTGGTAGTTATACATACAATGTTGCAAGTGGTGGAGCAGATTCATTAGGAAATACTTATTTTGTAATGTATTACAATACAGGCACAAATATAATTGTTAAATATAACAGTTCTGGTATTTTACAATGGCAGGTTTCAATACCCGACTCCAGTCTTGGATACTTTGGTGCTTTTTCAGACAGTTCTTTGGTTAATATGAGAGTTACTTCATCAGGAAATGTTTATGTAAGTTTGTACCGAGGTGGTTCAGGTAATTATGGAATATTCAAAATAAATTCTTCCGGAGTTGGTCAATGGTGGAGAGAACACACTGCTGGTTTCATTTTTGATATTGCAGTAGATTCAAGTGAAAATGTTTATACAAGTTATTCAGATAATAGTAATGGTAGTCCAACTGTTTCTTCTTTAACATCTACACTTTCTCCTTATTGGAATACACAAACACCGCTTCCGGCTTCTCCAACTGGTTCTGGAAATGGGGGTATGCTTTCCAATGTTGCTGGGAATACTATTGTCCGTGCAGGTGATGGCAATACATTTAACACTTCTGCTTACCGTAGAGTTACTCATAATTTTACTCCTTTTTTACAAAGTTTTAACGCAACAACTGGTGCTTTGAATTGGAATGTTTACGAAGCATCACTTGCTGGTGAAAATGCTGCTTATTTATCTCCAATAATAGATTCTTCTGGAAACGTTACTTTTGTTAAATTAGACCCAACAGCAGGTTCTTTAGCACTAATTCAATTAAACAGTAGTGGTGCTCTAAATTGGAATTCCGTTTATGAATCTGGTGGACTACCTGTAAATGGTAGAAACCTTCAAAAATGTCTTACAAACGATTCTTTAGGAAATTTTTATTGCATTGGATTTGGTAATTCGGCGTCAGGCGTTGCAAAATTTAATTCAAGCGGAACTTTGTTGTGGACTTACACACTTGGGTCAAATTGGCAGCCTAATGGTTTATTTTGTGACTCACAAGATAATTTGTACATATATGGTGCTACCAGTGGTTATTCCAGCAATATAGGTTTTATTTACAAAGTACCTACTGATGGAAGTCACACATTTTCAGGAGTAACTTTAAATGGAAATGCGGCATCTTGGTCTAGTACAAGCGTTTCTACATATGGAAATGTAGTAAGTATGGCTATTTTTATTTCATCTGTTACAACAGGTACTAATTCTTGGGGCACCACCGTTATGTCGCCCACTTTTCCTAGTGCAACAACTTCCGAACAAGTTACTAACTATTACCAGACCGTCTAATGAAGAAACTATGGAGCAAAGAAACTCAAAACGATACGGGTCTACCAAGGCCTATTACTTCGTTTAGTGACAAGTTTAAAGAAAAGAACAACAAACTGTACGTTTACAAAGAGTCTCCTATTCCATTTCAAACTAGCGCAACGCCTGACGAAGATTTTCCAATTGACCTAATTCAAGAAAACGAGGACCGTGTATTTTCTGAAGGTCTTTGCGGTTATTGTGGTGTTGCTTTTGAAGCAAACGACATTGTTATCCGCTGGACTACAGGCGAAGAAACATTGAAAGACCGCATGCCCATAAAGGTACTTTCTGACCACCACCCATTTCACTTTGAGTGCATGCGTGAAACACGTATCTACTGCCCTCACATGCGTGAAACATTAGACACAGAATTTGAAACCGGACCCTATGCAGAACTACGCAGTAACGCTGAACGTATTTTTGCGATGGTAAAATAGTAAGAAACTAAAGGACTTTCATGGCTAATAACATTACCACAGTAGGCGGCACAGTTGTAACAGTAGGTGGCTCCAGTAGTGTCGGTAACGGCACGACGTTTGGTGACCTTATTGAAAAGGTATACCGCCGTGTCATGGGCGGTATACGTGAGCGTGCTGTGCAGTTGTTTGGTGACCTCGATGCAGACGACCAGACTGTAATCCTTGTTGGTGCTCAGACCAGTGGCATTACCCCTGGCGTTATCCTTGCCGTAGAGATGGAATTGCTGTACGTAACTGGCTGGAACGCTGCTACCAACACTGCCACTGTTGTTCGTGGCTACTACGGCTCAAGCCCAGCCAACCACAACGTAAATACAGTTGTCTACATTAACCCACGCTACTCACGCTACGACATTGGCGTGGCTATTAACGACGACTTGCGCTCAATGAGTTCACCTACTAACGGCCTATTCCGTGTTGGTGTTGCCACCCTTACGTACAACCCAGTGTTTGCTGGTTATGACCTAGGTGCCCTACCTGACGACTTCATTGACATTCTTGAAGTGCGTTACCGTATTGCCCCGCCATACCGTACATTCCCTGCCATTAAAAAGTGGAAGGTACTACGTGGTATCCCAGACCCAGTATTCCCATCGGGCAAGGGTTTAGTGCTTTACGAGTCGGGTTGGCCTGGACTTCCTATTTACGTTATGTACTCAGCACCATTCCTTAAGTTGGTAGACACTGGTGACTCTGTACTGCAGACACCTGGTACTAACGATGAAGCGGCACCACACAACGGTTACACCACACAGACTGTAGCCAACCTTACGCCTACCATGATTGACATTCCGGTTCTTGGTGCAGAAATTGACCTAACACTTCCACGTGAAATCTCACGTAACTTTATGGAGTCACAGCCTGACCCACGTAAGGCTCAGGAAGTTCCTGCTGGTTCTGTTTCTGGTTCTGTCAATGCACTTATCATGCGCCGTGCTCAGAGAATCAATGAGGAAGCAGACCGTCTGACTCGTCAGTACACACGCATTAGAGGCTGGTAATGTCTAACTATTTTCCAACTACCTTTGGTAACTCGGATTACAACAGTGGTGCCGTACAGTCAACCTCGTTTACTGGTGACCTAACTACTGGCTCTAACGTAATTACTAACGTTAGTAGTACTGCTGGTATTACCGTTGGTATGACCATCAATGGTCCGTTTGGTTCACCTAACCTTACCGAAGCCAAGGTTCTTGTAGTTGGTAGCGGTGCCCTTACCGTCAGTGAGTACGCAGCAGGAACTGTTACCACTGCTCCATTTACATTCTTCAACCAGCAGGACGCTCTCCTCGCCTACACCACACCAAGCAAGATTCCTTCAAGTGCAGGAAATGGAAACTTAGGTCCATACGCCGTATCCTTAACTTCGGCATCTCACGGTAGTCGTCAGTTCACTATTGACACCTCGTTTGAGCCGTACCGCCGTGAGGCTTTCCGTCACAAGACTATTCCTGCACA